GACGAGGTTATTGCATATAAGTGTGTGTGTTAGTGGAAGGTAGACAGGCTGATTTTTTTTCAGGCAGAAGACGGCATACTAGATGCCTAAGTGACTGGAGTTCAGACGTGTGCTCTTCCGATCTGGGCCAGCTACCCCGCGGAATATCGCTTCTCGGTGACAAATTGAAAACGAGAATTATTCTCACATGGCTATAGTGACCCGTAGTGGATTAAATGAGGTTTTCGGCCGGAGTCTTCCGACCATCGATCGATGGATCGCGTCCGGGATGCCGGTCGTCGAGCGAGGCGGCAAGGGCAAGGAATGGCAAATCGACACCGCCGCCGTCTTCCAATGGCGCGAGAACAAAATCCGCGAGGAGATGACCGGCGACGCGCCGACCGATGCGGAGAACGCAAAGCATCGCAAACTCTCCGCCGAGGCATCGCTCGCAGAACTTGAACTCGCGAAGGCGACGGGCCGGGTCGCTCTCATCGAGGAATTCGAGAAGGCGCAAACTCGCGTGATGGCGATCATACGGGCGAACCTTTTGAACGTCCCCGCCCGCGCTACGCTCCAACTTCTCGGCGTCACCGATGAATCGGTCTTTAAGTCGGTCCTCCGGGCCGAGATCGCTCACGCCATCGATCAGGCGATATCGGAGGATCTCGCGCTCGAAGAGGATGAAGACGAAGCCGAGTAGAATTCTCGGATGAACCAATTCTCAAACATGAGGGGCGTCGCCGAAGCGGTCCGCCGCTCTATGGTGAACCTAGTTCCGCCGCCCGAAATGCTCCCTTCGGAGTGGGCCGAGGCTAACATTAACATCGCGGTCGGTAACGCGGTTCCGGGGCCGATCCGGTTTATGTCCGCGCCGTATCAAAAAGGGATGCTCGACGCGATGAAGGAGCCCGGGATTAACCGGATCTCTCTCAAGTTGGGCGCTCAGTTGGGGAAGACGACGATCCTTCAATGCGCGATGGGCTATCACATCGCCCACGATCCGAAGTCGATGATAGCGGTCCAACCGACCGAAGGCGATATGAGGACGTTTCTCGAGACGAAACTCCGCCCGATGTTCGAGGCGAACCCCTCGATCTCTAAGAAGATGGCGAAGCAACGCGGCCGGGATGGCGTGAACAATTCGCGGATCATCTCCTACGTCGGCGGATGGTTGATGTTGAGTTGGGCGCAATCGCCCCGAACACTCCGCGGCCGTTCCGCCCCGGTCCTTCTCGCGGATGAAATCGACGGATACCCGGCCGGAAGCGAGAACGGCGAAGGCGACCCGGTTCAATTGCTCTTGCAACGTAACGCGACCTTCGGCGATCAACGTCTCTTGATCGAGTCTTCGACGCCGACGATCAAGGGTGCGAGCCGCATCGATGCCGGGTTCGAGCAAGGGGATAAGCGTCGATTCTGGGTTCCCTGCCCGCATTGTGGCGACCATCAAGTCCTTCGGTGGGAGAATGTGACGTGGGTCGGGCGCGACAACCCGGAGGCGGAGCAACTTCCAGAATCGGCGGCTTATGCGTGTTCGTCGTGCGGGTCGCTTTGGACCGATGGCGAGCGGATCTCCTCGATCCGTAAGGGCGAATGGCGCGCCGAGAAGCCGTTCCGGGGACACGCATCGTTTCACGCGCCCGAGTTGTGCTCCACGTTCCGCCGACTACAGGACATCGTTCAATCCTACCTCGACAAGATCGCGGTCGGCGACGAGCAATCGTTCGTGAACGTATCGCTCGCGGAGGTTTACGAAGAGACCGGCGAAACCGTCGATCCCGAGGGCCTGATTTCACGCCGCGAGGAATATATCGCCCCCGTTCCCGCGGGCGGCTTAGTCCTGACGGCGGGCGTGGATATGCAACAAGATCGCCTCGAGTGTGAGATCGTCGCATGGGGTCACGGCGAGGAGTCTTGGTCGGTCGATTTCATGGTGTTTTGGGGCGATCCCCTGCAATCAGACGTGTGGGAGGAACTCGAAGAGCACCTCTCGGGGACCTGGCTCCACGAATCCGGCGCTCAATTGTCGCTCTCTGGGGCGTGTATCGACACCGGCGGCACGGGCGGCAACACTCAAGCGGCCTATGATTGGCTCCGCGGCAAGACGGGCCGGAGAATTTTCGGCGTGAAGGGCGTTCCGGGATGGGGCCGACCGATTGTCGCCGCTCCGAGCCGAAAACAGTCCGGAAAAACGAAAAGGAAGGTCGATCTCTTCCTAGTCGGCGTCGATGAAGCGAAGTTGTCCGTCATGCGTCGGCTCGCGGTTCAAAAACCCGGCCCGGGCTACTGTCACGCGCCGATCGATCGCGACTCGGATTGGTTTCACCAATTAACGGCCGAAAAACTCATCACGCGCTATGTGAAAGGCTTCCCGGTGCGCGAATGGCACAAAACGAGGCCTCGAAATGAGGCTCTCGACTGTCGTGTCTATGCCTACGCGGCCCTAAAAATCGCGAATCCATCCTTCCGAAGAGCCGCCGAACGACTTGGGAACGTGCTCGAGGCGCGCAAAAACGACGCGCTCGCTCGCTTGCCGGAGCCCGAAAAACCCAAGGAAAACCCGCAAGAGGAAAAACCCCCTACCGTCTCGGAGACTGTTAGGAAAATTAAGCGTTCTTCGACCCTCAAAAAACGGGGGAATTGGGCGACAAATTGGTGAAATAAACCGTGGCAATTCTTCCGCAACGCATCTCATCGGGCGTAACGCTCGAAATTCCGGTCGTTCTAACGGCCTACCCTGCGAACGTGTGGGCGCTGACGGTTAGCATCCGCGGCCCGGGCTCGATCGATATCGTGAGCGTTCCAGAAGGGACGACCCATCGCCTCCGAGCGCCCGCGTCGGTAACGGCGGGATGGGAACCGGGCGACTATTGGTTCGTCGCGCGTGTTTCGAACGAAGACGGCGACGTTTTCGAAGTCGAAAGCGGCAAAATCACCATCGACCCGGACCTCGCATCTCTGGGGCCGGGATATGACGGTTCGACCCATGCTCAACGCGTCCTCGCGGCGATCGAAGCGGTTCTCGAGAAGCGCGCGACGCAAGATCAGCAACGATACACGATCAACAATCGCGAACTTTGGCGGACTCCGATCCCGGATCTCCTCCTCCTTCGCGACCGATACCGCGCACAGGTGAAAATGGAAGCGAAACTTAAACGGGGCGACCTCTTCGGCTCTGCCGTTCGAGTGAGGTTCCGCTAATGGGATGGTTTTCGAAGCGCACGGCCGAAGAAACGGCCCCGAGCGACGCGCCCTCCGTCTCGAAGAAGAGCGGCGCGTTCATCAATGCGAAGAAGGCCTCGCGAATGTTCGAGGCGACGAAACAGGACCGTCTAAACGGCGATTGGTTATCTTCCCCGGTCACGGCCGAATGGCTAATCCGCCAACATCAACGAGTTTTAGTCGCGCGCTCGCGCGAGCAATCGGTTAATAACGACTACGCAAAGGCGTTCGTTCGTCTCTGTCGTCAAAACATCGTCGGCCCGAATGGCGTCGTGATGCAAGCGCAATCGAGAGACCCGAACGGCGTCCTCGATACTCTGGCAAATCAGGCGATCGAAGCGGCGTTCAAGAAATGGGGCCATCGCGATACTTGCGACGTAGCCGGTAAGCTGTCATGGCGCGCGATGCAGTTGATCGCGATCGAGTCCGCCGCGAAAGACGGCGAGTTCATGTTCCGGAAGATTTTCGGAAAGGACGCGGGCGAATTCGGTTTCGCGCTACAGGTTCTCGACCCTCAACGGTGTCACCCTCAGTATGATCGTTTCGATATGGGCGACGGATCATTCATCCGCGCCGGAATCGAGTTCAACAAATACGGACGCCCGCTCGCGTATCACTTCACGGTCGCGAAGGAGTCCGACGCGTTTTATAACTACAGCTACGCGGGCCTACACTATCACCGCATCCCGGCCGAGGAGATCATTCACGGATATCTCCCCGAGATGGTCGGCCAGAAGCGCGGCCTCCCGTGGATGGCGACGGCGCTCTTCCGGATGAAGCAACTCAACGGATTCGAGTCCGCCGCCGTCGTGAACGCGCGGATCGGCGCGTCGAAGATGGGTGTTATCCAATGGAAGGAAGGCCACGGCCCGGAGATCGACTCCGAGGACGCGGAAAACTTCGAGATGGACGGCGATCCGGGCACGTTCCCGGTCTTGCCAGAAGGCGCGGAACTCAAGGAATGGAACCCGGCTTATCCGTCGGGCGAGTTCGCGATCTTCAATAAGGCCATGTTGCGCGGCATCGCGTCGGGTCTCGGCGTCGCCTATAACAATTTCGCAAATGACCTCGAGGGCGTGAACTTCTCCTCGATCCGTCAAGGCTCGCTCGACGAGCGCGAGCATTGGAAAGAGGTTCAAGAGTGGCTTATCGAGTCCCTCTGTCAGCCTGTCGTCGAGGCATGGCTCCCGCGCGCGCTCCTCGGTGGGCATATCAGCGTTAAGGGACGCCCGCTCAAGCCGGAGCGGATCGATCGATATTCGGAGATCGGATGGCAACCTCGCCGATGGTCATGGATCGACCCTCAAGCGGACGTGAACGCGGCCGTCACCTCGAAGAATAACCTCCTCACCTCTCCGGGTCAGATCATCCGCGAACAGGGGAAGGACCCCTCCGCGGTTTGGCGCGAGATCGCGGCCGATATCGAGGAGATGAGGAAGGCGGGCATCCCCGAGGACTACATCAAGGCATCGATCCTCGACAAGAACCTCGCGGCAACCAACCAGAAGCCGAAGCCCGATGCGGGAAATTAGACACAAGCAAGGGGACTCGCTCCGGCTTCCTGTCGTTTTCCGAGATCCCGAGACGCATGATCCCGTGGACATGAGCGGGAAGTCGGTGTCGTTTTCGACCCGGGCGAGGAACGGAATCCCGCTCAAGGGCGCATCGATCGAGCCGATCAGCGCCGAAGGCGGGATGTTCGAGATCCTTTCGGACGCGTCCGACTCTGGGAGTTGGCCTGTCGGCACGGTCGAGGCCGACGTGACAGTCGTCGAGCCCGACGGAACGGTCTCTTCGACGAAATCATTCGCGATAATTGTCGAACGGGGCGTCTAACGATGCTCGATATCCAGATTACGGAGTCGCCTCCGCGTTACGAAGTGATGATCTCGATCCCGGATAAGCCCGAGATCCTTCTCACTACGTCACCGAACTATTCGGCCGAGGTTTATCCGCTGATCCGGTTTCTCAAGGGCGATCAGGGCATCCAAGGCCCCAAAGGCGACCGCGGCGAAGTTGGCGAGGGGATTGGTTCGTTCGATGGCGACCCCCTGATTTATTACATTCTCTCGAAACAGTAGGAACGAAGATGGCAACACTCGAGCAACGATTAAGCGCGCTCGCTTCGGCTATCGGCGCTGACGTGAAGGCGCTCAACGCGGCGAAGGGTGATCTCTCTTCACTCTCGACGACCGCTAAGACGAACCTAGTCGCGGCCTTGAACGAAATTTATACGATCGCGAACTCAGCGACCGGCGTCATCAACGATGCGGCGACCTCTGGGACCACGAATAAAACGTGGTCGGCCGACAAGATCATCGCGGCGATCGCTCAGTTGAAATCGGATCTCCTCAACGGCGCGCCGACGACGTTCGACACGCTGAAGGAAATTTCCGACTACATCGCGAGCGATCAGTCCGCCGGGACCGCTCTCGCCGCCGCCGTGGCGAACCGGGTTAGCTATGCCGACGTTCAGACGCTAACCGCTCTCCAAAAGACTCAGGCTTGCTCGAACATCGGTGCGGTTCAGACTGCCGACGCGGGCAACATTGGGGCCGATCTCGCCGCCGCATACAACACCGCGAAGGCGTAACGAATGACCCTCGCCGAGCGGCTCTCCGAACTTGTCTCGGCGATTGGCGCAGATATCAAGTCGCTCGCGACGCGCGTCTCTACGCTCGAGGCGGGCTCCGGAGGTGGATCGACCGTCGCCGCATCGTCAAGCGATCAGTCCTCGAGCGCGACGACTCTCGCGGATGCGACGGGTCTCTCGGCATCGGTTGCGGCAAGCGCGAGATATCGCCTCGAGGCGTTCGTTTCCTTCTCATCGGCCGCGGTCGATACGGGCCTATCCCTCGGATTCACGCTCCCGGCCGGGGCGGTCGGAATGCTCGAGATCGCGATCCCCTCGGTTTCGACGTGGAGCGCACCGGATACGCGGTTAATCACGTCCTCACAGTCGGGATCGATCACAAGCCCGGGCGTTCCCGCGGCGGCGACCGTCTACACAGCAAGAGTGAGCGGGATCGTCAAAACCGGGACGACGGCCGGGTCCTTTAAGATTCAGTTCGCCTCGGAAGTCTCCGGCTCCGCCGTCACACTCAAGTCGGGCTCCGAGTTGGTTTTGACGCGCCTCACCTAGCGGAAAATCCGCAAGAGGAATCCTAGCGGCGGTCTCTTCAGACTGTCATCATGGATAACTTAATCGCCCATCTCTTCCTAGCGCGTGAACTCGCTCACCGGGCGCACCTCGCCTCGCGGAGTTACTCCGAACACATGGCGCTCGGCGCGTTTTATGACGCGATTATCGATCACGCGGACGCCATCGCCGAAGCGTGGCAGGGGCGAACCCTCGAACTCCTCAAAATTCCGATGCTCTCTGGCGATCCCGAGGCCGATATCCTCGAGACGCTGAAACAGCACGTCGAATGGATCGGAAGCGCGCGATACATCGCCGCTCCGCGCGAAGATACCGCGATTCAAAATCTCATCGACGCCGCGGTCGAGACGTATCTCTCGACTATCTACAAGCTGACGTTTCTTAAATGAGCAAAATCACAATCGAACAGATCCGGAGTCGTGACGGGGCGCGGGTATTCCGCACCGCCGAAGTCGGTTCCGTGAATGTGGAGAAGCGCACCGTCGAACTCGCCTTCTCAAGCGAGGCCGAGGTTCCGCGATGGTGGGGGCTCGAAGTATTGAGCCATGATCCCGCCGCCGTGGATCTCACGCGGCTACAGGATGGCGCTCCCCTCCTACTCGAACACGACTGCGACGATCAGATCGGCGTGGTCGAATCCGTTTCCATCGACGCGGACCGCCGGGGGCGGGCCGTCGTGCGGTTCGGGAGAAGCGCACAGGCCGAGGAAATATTCCAAGACGTGCAGGACAAAATTCGGCGTCACGTTTCGGTCGGTTACATCATCAACGATGCACGAATGACCGAAGAGCGCGACGGCGAGGAAGTTTGGACCGTCACGTCGTGGTGTCCTTTCGAAATCTCCATCGTCGCCGTTCCGGCGGATATCTCCGTGGGCGTGGGACGCTCACTCGAGAACGACGAAGAGACCAAAAAACCCGAACCAGTTAATCAACCCGAGGTTACTCCTACAATGACCGAAGAAACCAGAATCCCCGCTCCGGCGGACCATGAGACCGCCATTCGTGCGGCTACCGAGGCGGAGAAGTCTCGCACCCGTTCCATTCTGGAAATGGGCGAGAAGTTCAAGGCCGAAGACCTCGCTCGCGACGCGGTAAAGGACGGCATGACTGCCGAAGCCTTCCAGAGAAGCCTTCTCGATCACGTTAATTCACGCGTTCAGCGCCCGCTGAATGAACAGATGGGCGATATCGAAACCGGCCTGACCGACAAGGAAGCGCGGAACTTCTCCTTCCTGAAGGTAATTCGCGCCCTCGCCGAGCCGACCGACCGTCGCGCCCACGAAGAAGCGAAGTTCGAGTTCGAAGCAAGCCGCGCCGCGGCCGACAAACTCGGCAAGAATACCGACAAGTTCGTGATTCCCCCGGAAGTCCTGACTCGCTCGCTGAATACGAGCAAGGACGGCGCAAGCGCGGGCAACACCGGCGGATTCGGTATCGCGACCACCCTGATGCCCCAGTCGTT